GTCGCCGCGGATGCCGATGACCGCCTTGCCCGCCACCTCGCGGCGGGCGATGTTCGCCCAGCCCTTCGTGCTCTCCACCGTCATGTGCGTGATCTTCATTCTTGGCTCCTTTCGTTTACCTGGCGGCGTGCAGCGCCAGGATGGTCCTCACTGTGTACCCACACGGGCGAGCCTCGTTTTCGAGGGCTTTGTCGATGGTCGTCTTCATCGCGTTCCCCTTCGCTGTTCGCCCCACCACGTGGATCAGGGCATGTTTTCCGCCCGGAAGCAAGGCGAATAATAGAGCACTGTGCATAATTCAGGCCGCCCGTATGTCTCGCAAACAGCGCTAGTTACGGCGACGGCGGCACAGTTCTGGAAGATTCTCAATGGACGCTGACCAGCAAAATCCGCAAGTCTTGAACCCCGCGAGCCTGGCGCTGGCCGACGCCGCGCGGATCCTCTCGGCCGCCGGCGGCCAGCGGGTGACGATCGAGATGCTCCAGGAAGACGTTGCCGCCGGCGCGCCCACCAACGCCGACGGGTCCCTCAACCTACTGCACTATGCGGCATGGCTGAATGCGAAAGACTCGCATGGCGATTGACACACGCAGCTTAAAGCCGTCGGAGCTCGTGCGGCTCTTGAACTCCACGCCCCTGGGCGCGGTCACGAGTGCGGCGCGCCTGTCGCGCCAGATGAACGAGGCAGGGTTCCGCGTCGGTGACGGCCGGCACGTGAACCTCGTGCGGTACGTGGCGTGGCTCGCGCACCGCCGGCGGATGCCCCGGCCCGCGCCGCTCACCTACGAGGAGAAGAAATCCCGTCAGGCCGAACGGAACCGGCGGCAAACCTCCGCCGCCCAGGACATCGGCCCGCTGCCGGACGTGGAGGACCTGGATCGCCGCTGGCTGGCGTGCGGCAACTTCCGGTTCTTCTCGGAGACGTACTTCCCGAAGGCGTTCTATCGGGCATGGTCTGACGACCACCTGCGTGTCATCGCCAAGATTGAGCGGGCGGTCCTGCATGGGGGCCTGTTCGCTTTCGCTATGCCGCGCGGCAGCGGGAAAACGACGCTGGCGCGGCTCGCGGGCCTCTGGGCGATTTTGACGGGGGCGCGGGCCTATGTGTGCCTGATCGGCGGGTCGGAGGAACGGGCCCTGGACCTGCTGGCGCCCGTCCGGAAGGAAATCCTCGGCAACGTCCTCCTGCGGGCCGACTTCCCCGAGGCGATCTATCCCCTCTGGATGCTTCGGAACAACGCCCGCAAGCAGGGCAGCCAGCATGTCGGCGGCGAGCCGACCTACGTCCTCTGGGCGGCCGACAAACTCGTGTTTCCGACGGTGGTCGGCGACACCTTGCCGCCGTCGCTGCGGGATGCTGGGATGGGGCAGTCGCCCGCCTCGGGTTCCATCATCACGGTCACGAGCCTGGATTCGAACATCCGGGGCCAGCAGCACACGAAGATGGACGGGCAGGTCGTGCGGCCGAGCCTGGTCATCCTCGACGACCCGCAGACGCGGGAGTCGGCCCGGTCGCCCACGCAGACCAAGTACCGCATGGAACTCCTCAACGGCGATGTCCTGGGCATGGCGGGGCCCGGCGAGAAGATCGCCGCGTTTCTGACGTGCACGAAGATGTACGACGGCGACCTGGCGGACCAGATCCTCGACCAGGAGAAGAACCCCGAGTGGCAAGGGGAATGCACGAAGATGGTATATGCGTTCCCGACGAACACGAAGCTCTGGGACGAGTATGCCCAGGTCCGGGCCTCGAGCCTGAGGGCCGGTCGGGGCATCAAGGACGCGACGGAGTTCTACCGTCAGCACCGCGCCGAGATGGACGCCGGCGCCCGAGTTGCCTGGCCCGACCGGTTCAACAAGGACGAACTGTCGGCCCTCCAGCACGCGATGAACCTGAAACTCCGCAACGAAGAGGCATTTCGCGCCGAGTACCAGAACGAGCCAGCCACGGAGCAGATGGCGGAGAACGTCCTCACGCCCGACGACGTGGCCGGGCGCTTTAACGGCCGGCGCCGCGGCGAGGTGCCGCTGGCGGCGAGCACCGTCACCATGTTCATCGACGTGCACGACAAGGTCCTGTTCTACTGCGTGGCCGCCTGGCAGGAAAACTTCACGGGGTTCGTCATCGATCACGGCACGCTGCCTGACCAGAAACGACCTTGGTTTACCCTCGATAACGCCACGCGCACCCTCGGCCGTGCGTTCCCCGGCATGGGGACCGACGCCGCCATCCAGGCGGGCATCGAGCGGCTGGTCGGCGAGTACCTTGGGCGCGAGTGGCCCCGGACGGGCGGCGGGGTCCTCAGGATCGAGAAGTGCCTGGTGGACATGGGGTACAAGCCCGGCCTCGTGGCCGCGGTCAAGCACAAGGTGGGCGGCGCGGCGATGGTGCTCTCCAAGGGCGTGGGCATCCGGGCGGGGGCCCGGCCCATATCGACCTACCGCCGCCATCCGGGCGAAGTGTACGGGCACAACTGGTATCTGCCGAACGTGAGAGGCACCCAGGAGTTCCCGCACGTCGCGGTGGACGTCAACTGGTGGAAGACGTTCGTGCACGCGCGGCTGTCGGTGGCGCCGGGGGACCCGAGCGCGCTCACGCTCTTCGGGAAATCGGCCGACGAGCATCGCCTGTTTGCCGAGCACGTCGCCGGCTCCGAGACCTGGACGCTGACGCACGGTCACGGCCGGGACGTCCAGGAGTGGAAGCTCAAGCCGACGCGGCCGGACAACCACTGGCTGGACTGCCTGGTGGGCTGCGCCGTGGGGGCGTCGATGTGCGGCGTGGCGCTTGAGGGGATGGACAAGAAGGTGGTCAAGGACCGCGGCGGCCAGAGGCTGCGCCTGTCGGACCTTCAAAGGAACCGGCGCTGATGGCACCCATGCCAGGAACCACAGAGGGCGCCCCGCTTCGTCTCTCGGATCTCCAGCACCGGGACGACGGGGGCATCGTCTGCCGCGCGTGCGGGTGCAGGCACTTCCGGGTGCTCTACACGCGGCCTGACCCGCGCGGGGGCCTCAGACGCCGGCGCGAGTGCCGTCACTGCGGCAGACGCATCACCACCTGGGAGAAGGAAATAACCTTCTACCCGTAGAACCCCGTCCTGCCCCATCCAGGCTTTCCGACAAGAAGCAGCCCGTCTCGTGTAGGTACATGGCGCATGGGATACGACCTCCCTCCAACCCGCGAATGCGACCGCCTGCGGAAGGAACTGCGCCTGGTGCCGGCGGAGCTGAAGGCCGACGCCGTGCAGGAAGCGTGGCTCGCGCACCTTCAAGGCGATTGCCCGGTTCAGGCGGTCAAGACCTACGCCCAGCGGGAACGGCGCCGGCGCCTGAAGGAACGGGCGACGGCGAAGGTGGAGGTCGCGGCCCTCTCGCACGCATAGGTGTCGGCAATGGCTGACGAACTGGACGAGGCGATTCGGACGAACGCCGAGGGGCCGAAATCGGCCTCCGGGGATGCGGGGAGCATGCAGCAGCACTCGATCCCCGACCAGATTGCCGCCGACCGTTACCTTGAGTCGAAGAAGGCCGCGCGGTCGAAGGGTCTCGGGGTCCGCCTCACGAAAGTGGTTCCGCCTGGAGCAGCGTGATGTTCGGTTGGCTCAAACACCTGCGTGCCGTCGCCAAACCCGCCCACGGGCGGGTCGCGGTGCGTTTCGTGCGGGGCCGGTATGACGCGGCCCAGACCACCGACTCGAACCGCAAACACTGGGCGGGCGCCGACGGCCTGGCTGCCGACGCCGCTGCAAGCGCCCAGGTGCGCCGCGTCCTGCGGAACCGGGCCCGGTACGAGGTGGCCAACAACTCCTACGCCCGCGGCATCGTCCTGACGCTGGCCAACGACGTCGTCGGCACGGGCCCCCGGCTCCAGATGCTCACCGACGACGCCGAGGCCAACCGCGTGATCGAGCGCGAGTTCATGCGGTGGGCCACGCGGGTGGGTCTTGCCGCCAAGCTCCGAACCATGCGGATGTCCAGGGCCCAGGACGGCGAGGCGTTCGCCCTGCTGATCTCGAACGGCAACCTGCCGTCGCCCGTGACGCTGGACCTCAGGCTCATCGAGGCCGACCAGGTCGCCACGCCGGACTTCACTCGGACCACGTTCACCGACCCCGGCGCCGCCGACGGCATCACCTTCGACGCGTTCGGCAATCCTGTAGCCTACTACGTTCTGAAGACCCATCCTGGGGCTCAAGTCTCTCTGGGTCTGGAGTTCGACCGGGTGCCCGCGGAGTCGGTGCTCCACTGGTTCCGCGCTGACAGGCCCGGCCAGCATCGTGGCATCCCGGACATCACGCCCGCCCTCGGGATCTTCGCACAGCTTCGGCGGTTCACGTCGGCTGTCTTGGACGCCGCCGAGACGGCGGCCAACATCTCCGGCACGGTCGAGACCGACGCCCCGCCCAACGGCGAGGCGGAACCCATCGACCCGATGGACACGATCGAGCTCGAGCGGAACATGCTCCTCACGCTCCCCGGCGGCTGGAAGATGAGCCAAGTCAAGCCCGAGCAGCCGGCGACCACCTACGTCGAGTTCGTGCGGGAGAAACTGAACGAGGCCGCCCGGTGCCTCAACATGCCGCGCAACATCGCCCTGTGCGATTCGTCGGCCTACAACTACGCCAGCGGGCGCCTGGACC